GTTAGGCCCCTGGCGCGGTGCCGGCGTGCCCCCTATATATAGTATATAGAGCCATGTCCATAGGCAGAAAAATTTTTTGGCTTCAAATCATTCTCGCAAATTGGGATTCAAATCATATATAAGTATGAGCAAGGCCCAGAGGCTCATAAATTCTCATTCTCGCATACATTCTCGCAAATATCTATCTAGGCCCTTAGACTTAATAGGGAATTGGCAAAATGACATTCTCGCAATAAAGAAAAAATTTTTCAAAAGAAACAAAATAAACAACGATAAACAAGTTATTGTTTCTTGATAAGTGATTGATTTTCAATAAATTAGATATAAATAAACAAGATAAACAAAAAATTCTAAGGAGGGAGATAAATATGATTTGATAGTATTTTATAGAGCTAATATTAGCCTTATCAGAAACTATCAAACTAAAAATAGAACCTATAGGGGGCATTGAAAATTATTTATTTTGTTTATTTTCGTCTAATTTATTGAAAATCAATTGCTTATCACAGAAACAAAAAATAAACAATACGTAAACATAAACTATCTTGCATTTATTTTCTATTCTCGCAAATTTTTTTTTTGATATATTGCTTTATTTTTATATTCTCGCAGAAAAAAGTTTAATTTGATAGCATTTAACATATAAACGTTAGCCTGTTTGAATTATATTTTATATATTTGCACTATAAAATAAAAGTTTGTAGCTATGTTTGAAATATGCAATAAAAAACTAGAAATCAGCCAGCCAGAATTACTTAAATCTAAACTGGCCATATTCATAGTTGAATTTGATTATGATAACAGACTATACGTGGGCCATACTACCACTTATACTATCCAACGCATGATAAGAAGATTTATAAATGATACTTTAGATGAAAGTATAAGAAAAAGTCCTGAATTGGAAAAATCAATGCAAAATAGCAATATTTTGTATATAACTATAAAAGAACCTCAGTGTTATTCGCTTGACTCACTTTTTAAACTAAAGTATGAAACTATATTACAAAATAACTGCTATGAGCCATACGGATTTAATAAAATTAATATATCCGGAAATAAAGCGTATGAAGAGAAGAAATATATTAGATTAGCATTAAACAAGATAGATGTAATACATGGGCAGCACACATCTTCTAATGCAAGACCTATAAAAGAATATGCCTATGAAAAAGGCAAAGGTTATACAGAAGTGGCAGAATGGCCTTCTATTACAGCTGCGGCAAGACACTATAGCTTAAATGCCAGTAATATAGCCGCATGCTGCAGTGGCAGATTAAATACGGCTTATAAACGCTTATGGAGATATTCAGATTAAAAAGAAATTGATATGAAAACAGATAAAATAGCACAGAAATTAGCAGATATACTGCCATCACGCCCAGTAGTTCCTGGAATGTCTAATCCAGACACACCCAAACTTGTAGAACAAGAGGCCACGCGCATCAAATCAAAACAAGATGCAAAAGAATTGGCTCGTATTAAGTATCTTGAAAAGCAAAAACTTAAAAATCTTCAAGCTAAACAAGAAAAACGCCAATCATTAGCAGAAGAACTCGGCGTGGAAGAAATACCAGATGGCCAAACTGAACTTCAAGCCAAACGCATCGTAGAGCAGCAAAAACGAGTTGAGGCTATTGAGGCACTTGAGGCTCAGACTGTAGAGCCACTTAAAGCGACTGAGCTAGCAGAACGCCATAACTCTGGCAAAGGCTCATATTCATCAGCTATACGCTCAGCGCTTCAGTTACAAGGAGCATCAAGGCCTGAAATAACAAAGCTTCTTACTAGCCTTAATATAAATTTAAGTGTTCAGCTTACAAAGCAGGACACGGCTAATTTATTGGCTTGTTTGTTAACGTGTAACCACTCGCAGTTACAAGCCTTAATGGCTAATAAGAAAGTGCCGGTTGTAATAAAGACTATAATTAAGCGCCTTATTGAAGACGAAAAGCTAGGTAACATTGAAACTATAGAAAAATTATGGGATAGAATATTTGGCAAAGGACCTATGCAATTAAGTCTCCCAGAGCAGCAACAACTCCAAACAGGTATTATTCCTAATGTGCCTGTGAGTCGTGAAGCGTACCTGATTATACGTGAAAACTTAATAAAGTAAAAATATGGCAATGAAGTCACTTAAAGAAATGCAAGAAACAGCATTAGATGCCACAAAGCCCGGAACTGTAAATCCTGTAGAAATGTTACGTCTTGAGGCTCTTACGTCATTTGAAAAGTATACTAAACTAATGTTTAAATGTCAATATAAACGCTCATTTATAGTAGCAGAGCACCATAAGAAAATGTTCGAAGTATTGCAAGATGTTGTTGATGGTAAAATTACCAGATTGATTATCAATATCGCCCCCAGGTACGGGAAAACTGAGCTTGTTATAAAATCATTTATCTCATGGGCCTTCGCCTTGAACCCGAGGTGCAGATTTTTGCATTTGTCTTATTCAGATATACTTGTGAATGACAATTCAGATACTGTACGTAATATAATGAGTGAAGAATTATATAAAACACTCTTTCCTAATTCAGCTCTTGCATCCGAGAAAGGTTCGGCTAAGAGATGGAAAACTAAAGCAGGAGGAGAACTCTATGCAGTGTCAACACAAGGTCAGGTCACAGGCTTTGGTGCTGGAGCGGTGGATGAAGAAATAGATAAAATGGATGGAGGCAATGATATATTTGTTTTCGATGACCACACGAATGAAATGCTTAAAATGATAGATGCTAAAACCAATATATTTCAAGGCGCAATTGTAATCGATGATCCCCTGAAAGCCGATGATGCAGCATCTGACCTTATACGAGAGCGCATAAATCAACGCTTCGAAAATACAATACGTAACCGTGTTAACTCGCGTAGAACGCCTATCATTATTATAATGCAAAGATTACATGAGCATGACCTCTGTGGCTATTTACAAGAGATAGAGCCAGATACATGGACTGTTTTATCACTTCCAGTTATACAAACAGACCCTGAGACAGGAGAAGAATATGCTCTTTGGCCAATGAAGCACAATCTTGAGGAGCTATATAAACTACGAGAGATTAACCCGGTAGTATTTGAGACGCAGTATATGCAAAATCCAATTCCTACTGAAGGCCTTATGTATCACGAGTTTAGAACATATCAAAATATAGAATTGCCATCAGGCTCTAAAGCTAATCAAAGGTGGTGTTACGTTGATACAGCTGACACTGGGTCTGACTATCTGTGCGCGATATGCTTCATAAATACACCAGAGATGCTATATGTAATTGATGTGCTATACACACAACTGCCCATGGAAAAAACTGAAGTAATGTTGGCTAAAATGCTCACAGAAAATAGTATAACAGAATGTCTGATAGAGTCCAATAATGGTGGTAGGCAGTTTGCTAGAAATGTAAAGCGTATTACAAGAGCTACTTTGCATAATTTCAAAACAGCCATAAATACTTTTACACAGACAAAAAATAAAGCTGCTCGTATTTTTTCAAATTCAGCTCTTGTTAACTCAGATGTAGCGTTTCCAGAAAATTGGGATAAAAAATGGCGTGAATTCTATAATGCTATTACAACTTATCGTAAAGATAATAAGCGAAGGGCTGCTCATGATGATGCACCAGATGCATTAACCGGTATTGTAGAGATGCGTAACAGGAAAGCTGGGAGAAAGAAGATCTCATTGAGAAATTAATGGTAAATTCATATTCTCGCATTATTCTCGTAATTTCTGGGCTTCTAATTATATATGAATGATTAAATCATAAGCCTTGAATGAACATAGTGCGAGAATATGAGATAAAAAATACCTCTATAAAAAATGTTAAAAGCGGTACAACTTATAAAGAAATTTAGTATATTTACACTGTGGAGAAGTCAATTCAAAACAAAGTACAGGTAATTCGATGCAAGTTAAGGGTAGCTGCTCGATAGTATTAACAATAAAAATCATAAATAATATGGGATTAAATTGTGGATGCCCTATTGGAGCACATATTGCTGACCTTACAATTGAAGAATGTAAGGAAAGTATGGGGCAAATTCAAAAAGTTGCATTCCAGCGCATCTATAAAACGCTTGGAACGTTGAATGCTGTTGATGACCCGACTAAGAAAGCATCGTTTTCTACTTTGTTTGCTGCGGCCGATGGTTCTAAGATGACAGTTTCACCATACATCCAAGGACCTACTACTGAGCCTGGTGCAGCTCGTACATTCGGCGGTGGTAACCA